CTTACCTGAATGTAATGTGCCAGCCTTAAACTCACGCATTACTTTGGCAACCTTCTTTTGTTTGGCAGTCTTCTTCATTTTATACGACGACCCTTCTTGTCATATTCTCTACCAAATAAAGCACCAATTAATTGTCCCTGTGCTTCTCTTTGTTTAGAGTTTGATTGTGCTGCTCTAGCATTTGCTCCAGGGTTAATATCTGCAGAATCATTAAATGCTTTCAGCCAGGCTCTACCAAACTCGCCTGCCTCTTTACCTAGATTTTTTCCATATCTAGATAATGAACCAATACGGGTAGCCATAACTATTTCTTCTTCTTCTTTGCAGCCATCTTCTTCATACCCTTTTTCATTTCCATTTTCTTTTCAGCCTTAGATTCCATCTTTTCGGCTGCTGCATAAGCCTTAGCCATTTTCTTACCCTTGGCTGTATATGGGAACTTCTTTCCGTTTACCATTGGCATATCTATACTCCTAGTTCTTTCATTACCGCTGCTGATTTTTTGTTGATATGTTTTGCTGGAGGCATCTTCTCTGCGTTATACGCTTTACCTAATGTCTCACTAGCCCTTACTGCCTCCTGAATCTTCTTCATAGAAGTTCCAGCGGGCTGGATACCTTGGGCTCTAGCCTGCTTGTAGGCATCCAATTCTTTATTAAATGCTTTGTTTGGCATAGCCCTTCGGCTATCAGCATCCCCAGCATTCATCTGGATGCTAAGTCCCTTACATCCAAAACAACCATCAATTGGTTCTGGATGATGTTCCCAATGCTTCATAGTTCAGTAAAGTTACTTTCTGTTACGCCGACATTTGCAGCGATAAGAGCAGCCTTAGTTGAATCATCAACTTCATACTCATATCCGCCCCGATATACCTGAGGATAACTACTTAAGTCAGAATCCAATGGATATCTTATTTGTTGATAAGAACCCGTAGTTGGGTTCATAACAATTGTAATTCCTCGAGCCAGTCTGTAGAACTGAAATAACCGCTGGACTCCCGTAAATCCTTCATCCACCGTCGGTGGTAAGAATTTCCATTCAGTCATAAGTCCTCCTAATGAACTCACCCCGAAGGGTAGACTTTCAAGGGTCTACCCTGCAGAGTCAATCAACTAGAGAGCAGCGATTGAAGAACCAGTTTCGATTCTGTATAGAGCCTCGTCACGGTAAACTGCGAAGCCGAGTACGCCGTACCAACCCATTGGGCGGAAACGCATCAACTTATCAGTTACGTTACCGATAACTACGTGTGGCTCTTCAGCAACGGCTTCTGCCATTGCCTGTGCACCGCAAACGATTGTATCGAATGTACGTGTTACTGGAGTTACAGTTACAGTAGTTGTAGCAGAAACTGCACCAGTGTTAGCAGTATCAACAGTAATTGTTGTGGTTGAACCAGATGTTGCGATTGCAGAAATCTTTGCACCTGAAGCGATACCTGTTCCAGCAATCTTGTCGCCAACTTCTGCACGAGAAGCAATGACGGAAGAAGAAGCAACACCGAAGGTGAAGCCTGCTGAAGTACCTGCAACGGTTACAGCGGTTGTAGCAAGAGCGGTCTGGTCAGCACCATCTTTAGCATTGTACAAACGTGGGGACTCAACGAAGAATGCACCTTCGTATGTTCCGATTTCGCCTGCCCAGATGTTGTTAACAGATGGAGTTGTTTGAGCGTGAACGAAGTTCCAGCCGAGGTTACCAGATTCTGCACGAAGGTCGTGTGAAACTTCTGGGTGGATACCTGTCCAGTATTCGCTACCGCGACGAGCCTTAGCCTTGTTAGCACGTAACTTAGCAACAGCCTTGCGGATGTCTGCTGAGTCAATTGTGTCAGAAGCAGTAAGGGTAGCGGTTGAAGTACGGCTTCCGCCGTATAGTACGTTTGAACCTGACTTCAAGGTGTTCATTGCAACAGTATCGATAGAGTCAGCGAGGTTGTAAGCAATGATGTTTGCAATCGCTGGGTCTACGTCTGCCAATGAGAACAACTCAAGAGCACGGGTTACTAGAACTGCATTACCATACTCGTTAAGAGTAATGGTTACAGATGTTGGTGTTGACAACGAAACTGCATCTGGGTCTGTTGTTTCAGTTAGAGCAGTTGTTGCCTGGTCTAGGTCTACATACTTCTGTAGAACTACTGTTGCACCAGGAAATGCTTGGCGAGCAGGACGCTTATCTGCGACCGAACGGATTAGGGGTTCGGAACGGAGAGCGAACTCGAGAAGACGGTCATACGCCTTCTGTACGAGACCTGCGCCACCAACGGAACCACCGAGTGATGTACTCGCGGTTGATGTATATTGGTTTGACATTAGTTTTTAGTCTCCTTGACTATGAACGGATTATTCTTGTGAACGGAGAAGACTCAGAATTTCTTCTGCTGAACCTGCGTTGTTAAGACGCATTTCAAAGTCTTCTGCCCTGTCGGGAGTAACCGCTCCCTGAGTAAGAACATCTTGGTTACGTAACGCAGCCAAATCATTCTTATCTACTGCGGGGGCGTCTGACACCTTTATGCCAAACAAGTCTGCATTATCATCGAGCCAGGTATTAACTGCCTCTTCGTTAACATCATCCAAGTCTTTCATAATTAGGCGTGCAGCCTTTGCGTTTACGCCCTTCTTTTCTAGGACTTGACGAACTGTTTGTTCTTTCTTTTCCTTGAGGAATCCCTCTAGTTGTTCTGAAAGTTCCTTGATACGTTTCTCATCAGACCTCTTGGCTTTTCTTAATTTCTTAATTAAGTCATTGCCCTCGAGAGCCTCTGGCATATCTAGGTCGTCGTCTTCTTCATCCCAGTAGTTGTTGCTCATAGCAACGTTCCACCCTTCTATTCGTAGTTAGTCGTAAGCCTCAGTTACCACTCGGGGAAATGGGCTGGCTCTTACTACCAGTCTGTTACGCTGGCGGGGCTGGTCGGTCCGCTCAGGATTCTATTTAGTAGGCGCGATTTGCTCTGCGCTGTGATGCAAGTCCAACCTCTGCTCGTCCTGCTTTTCCAGAGAATCGGCTTATTTCTTCTTCACCAAGAAGTCTGATATCTTCCAACGGTTGTGCAAGTCCACTAATAAGTGCTTGCTCTACACCAACTTGACCGATATCTCCTCTTCTAGAAATTCCAGCAAGTTTAGAAACAACAGGAGTTACTTCTCTAACTGCTGCAAACTTGGGCATTAATGAAGCATAAGTTCCACCCATACGTGCAAATTCTCCTGCACGCTCTTCAGTTACTCCGCCAGTAATAGGCTTTGCTCCAGTTGCTGCAATACCTTGTTGCTCTGCTGCTGCTAGAACTTCATACTTACCGAGTTCATCAACAAGTTGTTCTACGCCCTTTGTTCCAAGAAGCAATGTTCTAGCCAAAGTTGTTCTATCTACTGTTGGGTAGTATCGGCTCAAAGTATCTTTAATCGCCTGAGGCGCTTGGTCAATTCTATTGAAAGCATTTGCAATTGCTGAAGTAATGGTACTTACTGACTTTCCAGTACCTAAAATATCTCCAGTAAATGTTTCAGTTGCTAAGTCTTCAAGGTTTGCTCTACGGAATATGTCACCTAGTGCAGCCTGAGATGCCACGAACTCAGCAAGAGTAGGAACCTGAATAGGCTTGCCAGCCTGTCTTAAGTCTTGAATTGAATACCAACCTTTGAATCGGTCAGTAAATGATTGCAAGGCTGGATTATTTCTTGCTTCTTGAAGTGAGATATTGATTGCATTTCCAATATCCATACCTGATTTATATGTTTTAGAAACAACATCATATAAAGCATCTACCCAAGGTTTTGCTGCTTCAGTTGCTCCAAGAAGTGTTGCTAGAGTATTTTTAAAAACATCTTTTGCTAGTAAAGTTCCTGGTGCCGTAAATGGCGCTGTTGGGGTTCCAGATGTTCCCATTCCAGTTCCAGTACCTGTGCCAGTTCCAAAGGTTCCACCACCCATTCCACCCATATCAGTTCCGCCTGTGCCTGATGGTGTGTAGGAAATTCCAAAGTCACCATATTGACTGGTAACTCTACGGTAAGCCTCTTCTTCACTTACACCTTGAGATATTAATTCTGCTATTTGTTTTCTTTGAAGAATTTCAGCCATAGCGCCAGTATTAACTGTGCCATTTGGAAGAGTTACTCGACGCTGTTCTTCGGCAGTTAACTGACCAGATATTGGGGTGTCATTAAAATAACCTTGAGAGTTGATACCACCACGAGATGCTATGTATTCTTTAGTATAGCCAATGTTCATTGCCTCGCGCTCTTTAGCCATATTGCGCTCAGTGCCAGTAATTGTTAAACCTGAAGAAGGCGAAACCATTCCTACTTTAGTAGCAGCAGGTGGCTTACCTGAACCTACATCAATAGCACCTTTATATGTAACACCATTGACTGTTACGTCTTTAGTCTTGGCACCCCAATTATTTGCAGCAGATGGGATTACTCTATCTTCTCTAGGGTCGGTTGCCATTTATACTCCAAATCCCATTACTCGTGCGAACTGAACTGCTGCATCTTGTGCTCTAGAAATTTCAGCCTTTGTCTTCTCGCGGTTAGGGTGATTCATAGCCCACATAGAAACCTCCGCAGCAGATTTAGGTTGAGCCTTACCAATTACTCCATCTGGTCTGATGAACTGGTCAATGTTTGGGTCAGTTATATCTAATTCATTTGGGTCTATTTCCCAAGCAGCAGCAATTGGATTTAAGATTGAAGATGCTGCTTCTCTTACAGTAAGACCAGGGGTTGCGCGAAGACGGTCAGCGTAAAGTGGATACAACTTTGCTGCCATTTCACTAAAGTCTCTTTGTAAATCTGCTATTGTCTTATCACCTTTAGCAATGTCATAACTATATTTAGTTACTTCTTTGTCACTAAGTTGTAGACCATTATCTTTAAGTATGTTTCTTAAGGCATTAGCCTGATTGATTACGCTAGTAGGTAAAGACTTAGCATCACCTAGATTTACCTTTGACCATAGATAGTTCTGTGCAAATGTATTGATATCAAATTGAGCAGGAGTTGTGATTGTCTCTTGAGTTCCGTCAGGTCCAATAATAACTTGAGTCTGCTTTGCTCCCGCTTTTGTTGATTCTGTTACCTTGCTAAAGAAGTCGGATAGGTCAGCATCTGTGATGGCTGCTGGAGGGAATCCAAGGTCTTTAGCCATCTTACGAAGAAGTGCATCTGTAGAGAACTTATCGTAGTTTGTATAGGCAATACTCTTATTAAGAATCGGTGGAGTATTGGCAAGTTGAACTTCTAATACATCCCAAGGAGTCTGCTTCTTGCCTTCTTTGTAGGCAGCAACTGCTGCATCAATGATGCTGTTATATACAGTCTTGCGGGCTGCATCAGTAGGCTGACGATTCTGAACTCCAATGACATACTCTGCGAGCGCATTCTGCGCTGATGCAGATAACTTGGCAAAGTTCTTCTTTACAAAAGCAGAGTCTTTCTTGACTAGAACGCCATTCTTATCTGGCATCCAGATATAGTTAATGGTCTTCTTGCTACCTTTACCACTGATAGTTGGTAACTGTGGGGCAGGTGGTAACATACTTTTTCTATACCTAGTCAATGTTCACCTCTGTTAGATTGTCGTTTTCAAAGTATCTATCTAGGATGTCAGCCAACTTAGGGTCGACTACATCAAGTACGGAGTTAACATAATCTCTCCAGGCATTTTGAACTATGCCCTTTGTACCCGTTGGAGCATCTTTATATAACTTCACATAATCATCACGGTATCTCATAATGGCTTCTGCGTGAGTCCAGAACTGAGTATTGCCGTGCTTTTCCATAAACTTATTATCTTTAACAATCTTAGTTAAGCCCCAGGCATATTGATAAGATATATCCTTTGACTCTCTTTGATTGTATTCAAATAGCCAATTTTCACTAAACTGACCAAGTTGTAGAGCGTAAGCCTTAAGAGCATCTCTTAGTTCAGGAACTGATGAGTAACTTGCATACTGCTGTTTTTTAGCCAATTCATTAAGTTGTCTCTTATAATCTCCATATGCTTTCCATACTCGAGATACTTCAATGTCTTTTTCAACATCGGCTACCGACTTAAGTGGTAAGTTTAAAACAGTTCCATCAGGCAAAGTTGTGCCAGGTCGATTTAAAACTCTTGCTATATTGGCATCAGTATCTGCGCCTCTTAGGTCTGCAGTAATCAAGCCAACTAGGTTCTTATCTTTTACAGCAAGGTCTTTAGCAAGACCAGAGAATTCTTCCCATACTCGCTTATAACCTTCAACTGTTGGAGTTATATAAGCAGCCTTTGGCTTACGCTTAGAACCAAAATACAAGCGGTCCATTGGGAACTCAACCTTCTTACCAGTAACAGATACTCTGGCATTAAGGTCATCTTCTGCCCGCTTCTTAGCCTCTCTATCGCTAAGTCCCATACCTTTATACTTATCAACAGCAGCCCTAAAGTAAGTCGAGAAAATGCTATCTGGTCTATTATCAACTACTGCTGCAGTTCCAAGTGGAGAAGCAAACTGCCATAAGAACTTCTCTCTGAATTTCTTTTTAGTTTGCTTGACAATCATTTCTTCTGTTGGAGCCTTACCAATTCCCATTTCATAAAGAGCCATCTGGTAATTCCACTCAGAGGTATATGAATCTACCCAGTCTTTCTTTGAGTCATCTCCAGCAACATAAAGCATAAAGTTTCTTAACCAGGCTGGAGTAAATGTTTGTTTAGCCTGTTTTGCTAAATCAGGCTCTAGTCCATATGGGAATAGTTCTTCATATGAATATCCAGGAACTTTTCCAAAGAAAGTATTAATAGCATCTCTTATAATTTTATCATTACCAGGTTTAAGGGCTACTACGGCTCCAAGTGAACTTGGCATTAGATATGAAGGACCAGCAAAGTTAGCAATAAAGTTAGCAGCCCTAGTACCAACCATAACCCCGCGACCCTTATTTAGACCAAGTTCTTTAGTTCCTGGTACTAATAAATACTCAGCATCGAATGGGTCTTCTACTGGATTACCATACTTGTCTACGCCAAAAGTATTAAATAAACCATAATAAGAGTTTAAGAATCCTGCAATGCGCTGAGGCGCTTTAGCAGCAAATCGGGTATAACGATATATACCGCTAGCAGATGCTGCTGGGAACGATAGAACTGTACGTGCTGCATACAATCCACGATTCTGACGGCGAATAGAGTAGAAAGTTTTTTCTGCTTCTTTAACCATCTCTACTGCTGCAGCCTGACGGACTGAGTTAATAGTTGATACATCTATTGAATAACCTTGAGCAGCAAGCATTTCTAACTTCTCAACAGTTCTTGCTTTCAACTCAACGCTACCCCAAGCCCAGCGAATAGCATTTTCAGGAGCACCTAATAGCGTCCAAGCCTTGCTTGAGGCTCTATCAATTGCATCTAAGAAATCTTTAGACTGCTCAATAGGTGTTGCATATTTGTTTTCAAGAGGATTGATAGGAGTTAATCTATCTAGTTTATCTCCTAGTAATTGGGCAAGTTGGTTTCCACGAACTTCGCCCGCTGCTGCTGCAGCCTTTGCCTCAAGTGTTGGTAGATATCGATTGACATATGAAATTTGGTCATCAATCATATCGATGATGTCAGATGCATCTCTACCGAATTCTTCAGCGTATGACCTACCGCCACGCTTTAATCCCCAGTTTTCAATGATTTCATTACGAGTACGACCAGCAAGAATCTGGTCAACAAGTACATCGCCTCGCATAAAGTTATTTACTGTATATGCTAACTCGTCAAAATAAAGAGGGTCAGTAACATCGGTAATACGATTAGGGCTTCTACGACCCAACATCTGAATACCCTTTGCGAATGTCTTATCTCCAAGGATTTCCATTTCGCGGGTATGTCTGTTAGATATTTCAGCCTTATAGGAAGTACCTAGATTATTTTCGCTTTCGAGGCGAGGAATCTTTATTACTTGACCATTGCTCATTACGTAGCCATCAGGCTCTTGACGACCACGACGACGGATTCTTGCGTTATCAACAACAGAGAATTCATCTGCTAACTTCTTACGGGTTGGACCCATATCAACAAGAAGTTTATCGATATCATCATAGGCAGTCTTGATATTCTTATTAAGATTATTCAAATCAGGCGCTAAAGTATTTATATCTCCTGCAGCCTTTGTGATAGCCAACTCTGCAGCCCTGATATCGCCAGCAATTCTTGGGTCATTTAATGTCTTAAGATATTGAGTTCGGCGAACTAAACCATAAAGAGTCGGAACTTGTTCTCTTTCTACGCCAAACTCTCTAGCCCTATTACGCATTTTTGTTTCAAGTTTATCGATAAGGCGTTCCGCTGCGCTTAGTTCACTCTTTACAATGTCAGCATATTCTGCTTTAACTACTGGAGAACGAGAACTTGGATTGATAAAGAACTCAACCCACTCTGCTGTAGACCTATCAACTAGGTCAACTGCCTTCTCGTACTGTTCAGAGTACTGAGCATATTCTTGTTTTAATGCTCTACGTCTGGCTGCACTCTTGATATTAGCCTTATTAACAACCTGATTAAAACGATTCTTATTATTAAAGATTGTATTCTTAGCAAATGTCTCAGCACCATCAAATAGAACCTTTGAGCCTTGAGACATAATTGCAGCATTTAATGGTTCGAAGATAGAGTTCTTTGGAACATATGCTGGACGTACTAACTGTGCAAATGAGAACGTCTTATTTCCAAGTTCAAATATAGTTCTACCAGCATCAGTAAATGTATTATTAGTTGGGTCAAATGAACCCTGAATTCTTTTAGCCTCACGGACAATCTTGCCAAGAGGTAAAAGTGGAGTAGCATTTACCAACTGACGCTGTGTTTGTGGGTCAATAACTGTACGAACACCACTTGGGTCCATAGCATAAGAGTCACGCTTAAGGTCCCCGTGATACTTATTTAGGTCATCCATAAAGTCATCTACGAATTGTTGTGCACGGACTCTGCCTACGCCCATTGTGCCCATAACATCTACGCCAACTTCTTTAGTCATAGCCTTAAAGAATACTTCGCGCTCGCCATCAGTCTTAAGCATTAAAGCCTTATCAATAATGTTACGGCGATAGTCTGCAGCCTTGACTACTGTTCCATCTGCAAGGTTTATTGTATTAGTTCCTTTTGAAAACAAAGGAATATCATCTAACCAAGCATTTAATTCTTCAACCATATCTTGAGGGCGAAGACCTGAATGGCTGATAATTCCTCTAGGAAGTTTGCCACCAGTAAACTTAATTAATGCAGTTACTGCATCTCCACGACGTCCACCACCGATAAGAGTCTGGGCAACTCCACCGATATTGCTATAGTCACGAACTTCAGTAGCAGCACCAAAGCGTTGCTTGAATTCTCGCCCTTTGATAAATACATCTTTACCAACAATTGGTTCTGCTGGCTTATAAGTTGTACCTAGAACTCTAGGCTCTGGTATAAATTTACCTGTTTGTGCGTCAAATTGGTCACGCATAAACGCATCAAAGATACGCTGAGATTCAGGATTCTTAGCAATAGCATCATCAAATGCTTGGCTCCAACGCTCTTTAGCCTGTGCATTGTATGAACGATACTTGCCATTTTTTGCAAAGTCAGCAAATATCTCATCAGATGCATTAGATAAATACCACAAATCATCAGCCTTCTGGGCTGTCATAAGACGATTAATTGCTGGGGCGTAGCCCTTATCAGCCAATAGTAAGTCTCTTACGAATGCTGGGTCTTCAGTTTCTTTGATTAAAGATGCTAGACGAGGGTTATTTGAATGTGGTTTAAGAATCTTATTAATTAAAACAATATCTTTAGTGCCAGCAAGATTAACAATATCCTGACCAAATACAGTTTGCGATTGACCACTTAGGTGGTCGTCAGCCAACTTCTCAAGTTTGTTGATAGCATCGCCATCATAAACATTAAGTTTTGTATTAAAGCCTGCTGCTCTTGCTGCTGCTTTCATAGCAGAGATAGATTTATTTACAGCACCAACAATTGCAACGTTTCCTACTAACGCATCTGTAAAGCCAGTCATCCATCGACCAGTTGTATTATCTGTAAAGTTACTTTGTACATCTTGGTCATCCCATAGATTAACTCGGTCAATATCAATACCGCCATCTTCAAGGATGGCATCAGATATACCAGTTACGTGGAATGGATTTAGATAAGACTTTGTAAGGGCTACACCAAGAGATACTCCTGGACTTACAAGAACTTCTTTTCCATCAATAATTTCGTATTGATTTCCAGTACGTTGATAAGCGGTCTGTAAATCACTAAGTTGTAAACCTTTTCCATAAGCATCATTCTCATAGAGAGGGCTGTTTGGGTCAGTTAAAAGTGCTGCTGTAGATATTGGACGCTTTATTAATGGACTAAATACTTTTTCTTCAGCCTGTGCTGAAACCCATAACATTGGGTCAAATGGGATAGCAGCCTCTGCTGCAGTTTGAGCAGCATACTCAGCCATACCGTCACGTAAAGAATCATTTAACTTGATGCCATAATTAGTTTCAAGTTGAGCAGCAGCGCGAGAAGCGCCAATCTGTGCTCCTGCTTTTAGAATACCGCCTGCTGGAGATGCGCCTGGTTGAATACCAAATGCCTGAAATGGAGCAAGTGCTCCTTTGCCAAGATATCCTAAAGCCTGACCAACTGGCTTTGTAATTGGTTGCGCTATTTCTGCAACTTCTTTTGCAGCACCAAGAACGCGCTTAGTATTGTTTTGGATATTTCTTTTAGCAATATTCCAAGGTGAAAGAGTGTCGACAATTTTCTGCATAGCATCTTTGTCGCCACCTAGAGACTTCTTGAAGGTATCCCAAAATGACATTAGAACTCCAAAATCTCTGGATTAAAGTTAGATGGCTCTCCGCCCTTAACATCTTGACCTGTTATGTCTCTAATAAAGTTATCTCTATCAGTTGGACTTTCCCAGGGAACCATAGACAGCATAAAAGCAATCCCAAAGTTTTCGTAACCTAGGGAGTTACCGAATTTGTCTAAATGGTCAAAGAATGTATTCTCCAACCACACAGTTAGAACGTCTCTCGTAGAAGGGCATTAACCATTCTCTTGTATGAATCAGGTGCTCCTGGCATACGCGCTGCGTTCAGAAGGTCTGGTGCATACTTCTTGATTAAAGTTACATTCTCAATCTGACGTGCGTCAGGATTTAAACTTCTAGGAAGAACTTCGCTACCACGACCTTTGCCAAAATCAACACCATCAGAGATTGGAAGATATTCTGTTGGCTCCGCATCTAGTGGAGTTATTGCTGACATTAAACTTGAAAGGCTTGCACTTGGGGCTGGAACATTTGATGCTGGATTAGCAGCAGATGCTGTTGTCTTTACGTTGCCACCTTCTGAAATTGTTTGTGCCATAGCCTTGTTTTCTCCTTGAGGAAATCCAGATGGACGAAGTTGAGTTGCTTTAGCAACTTTTTCAGCCACGAACTTTCCTGATTGTCCGTCTCCACCAGTACCAGAAACGCTCATAGGATTGTTCTGCTTTGCTTTAGGACGAAATCCTCCGCTAACCATTACTTCTCCTCTGGTGAGTATGAATATTCTTCTGCGCTCAATAGCATTCCTTTGGCAAGCCAAGGATTCATATTGTCGCTTACATCGGTCATTAGATATCGAGTTCCCTCAAAATCTGACCATTCGCTTACAAGAACCCATCCTGTGCAGATTTGGTTCTCAGAGTCTTCTAGTTCTTCAGCCAATACACGCATTGCGTTGTTTATGGCGTCATTAAACCTGCTCATTTATATTGTTCTTCAGTATAAAACGGTGCTGCTGAATATGCACTAACTTTTGATGCTATCTCCATAGCCTGCATAGGCTCTGCTCCTGCATATAATGCGCCCAATGCAAATGGACCACCTGAGCCAATAGCATAGAAGTTGTCTTCATTTTTCATAACAGACAAGTCTTCATCTACATCAAAAAGTTCTCCGCCTACAGACATTAAGAACTGAAAGCGCATACCGTCTTTTTTATCTTCATCAAAATTATAACCGTTATCGGTTAAGCATTTACGCAGAGAAGGCATAGCCTTTACAATCATAAACTTGTAAGGGTCTTTTTTATCCTTGGCAGTAAATGCTGGTGGATTCCAGATATTCTGGGCTATATCGCAAGGAGCAACTTCTCCTGCTCCTGCAATCAGTATTGCTCCACGCTCGGCAATCTTCTTCATTACCTTGTGTGCGTAAACTCTTCCAGAATCATCTACTACTCTGCTATCGGCAACGATGACGCTTTTATCATCATATTCGATTCCAATAATTGTTGTCACGTCCCCTCCTAAATTATCTTCGTCGAATAGTTCTTACGCTTGCGTTCGCTTCTCCTGCTCCAGATATGGATGATAGAAGACTTAAAATGTCTGGTGCGCCTGCTGCTGGTGCTGGAGTTGGTATCTCTGGTGAAGGAGAGCCTTCTACTGGAGCACCCAAGGGAGCAGGGGACGGTTGCTCAACCATTTCAGGGACGGCTCCAGCAGAAGGAACCTGTGCTTGAGGAGCAAATACTTCCTCAATCGCATCTTCTAGCGCCTTACCCTTTTGGCGAGACTTGATTACTGAAGCAATTTTACGTACTACGTCAGATGCATCGCCACCTTGAGTTGCCATCGCAGGGATTGCCTGCGTATAGGCAGTAAGTGAGCCAAGCAGCGCAGCACGCATACTTTCAACTTCAATCTTTTCAAGTTCTTGTGTGACGTTGACTGTGAAGGGAAGTTCGCGCATAGCCAAATCTTTAGAAATTAATCCACCACCGAGAGCCTGGAGCATAAAGATTAGACCTTGTGCTGGATTTAGACCAGCGAGCATTCCGTAGCGGACATCTGCTGAGTAGTCACCCTTGATATCCTTGCGAGGATTATATGTAATTTCATATGGGCTACCAGAGTCAACACCACGAATGGTCTTTTGCTCAGGGAAAATTCTTTCATCAATCTCAAAACATACAGAAATAACATCGCGCAGGGCGCTCGCAAAGATTGCTTGAGCGCTCTTAACTTGCGTATCAAATGCTCCCATAAGAGCCTGTACGCCTTGTCCTGTAACAATTGATGCATCAACGTTTCCAGTACGTCCTTCTGGATAACGTGCACCGACACGCATTTCTTGATTGAGTAATGTCTGCTCTGTAAATGCGCCTTGTGGCAATGTAAGTTCTACACGGCGAACTCCACCTGGATTGTTTGTGCGGATAACCGCATCTCCACCAAGCATAAGTTCTTGTACATCGGATGGAAGAACAATAGGAGCCTGAACAGACTTTTCTGCTGCTTCCATAGCAAGTAAAGCAAAACGGTTGCGAAGCAACTGAATACCGATAATGTCGTCAAACTGACCACGCATTTCATTATCGACAGACGGCTTACGAGCAACAACAATCATCATCTTGCCCAATGGATTCTTAGCCTTAGAAAGAACTAAGTTTTCTTTTGTAGGCAAATAAACCACCGACTGGTCTTTGTCGTAGTAGCGAATCATCTCAACCTGTTGAGTTAAGTCTTGCTCATAGCGTAGTTTGCCAAGCAACTCATACTCGAATTCAGGGAATAGTGAGACCAATTCACCTAGTGTCATTGTGTAGCGTTTTGCAAAAGCAACGCAACGTCCGTAGCGGTCAAACTCAGGGTAAGCACCTATTGGGTTTTCTACGCGTATGCGAGGCAGTTTTGCTTCTTCATCCAGTTCAATAATGAACGGGAGGAATCCATAGGTTATGTACCAGTCCGCCCCTTGATACATCTGTACAGATAAATCTGAATGAGCAAAATAGTTAGAGGCAATGCGAGTGCGAGTATCAGCGAACTTACGAGAGCGGTCAGAAACCGAATTCGCGGCATTACAGTTAACCGCTGGTAGTGGTGCCATAACCTCTGAAAGGTCTCTTGCCACAATATCAACAAAGTTTGCAACGACATTTGCATCTACTCCGTCTGGAAAGAAATCAGGATAGACAGTAGAGATTTGACCTTTGCGTACAGCAAGTACATCTAGGTTGCGTTGGTCCCTGTCTGCAGCGCGATAGCGCAGAGAAGTAACTCGCGCAGCAATCTGCTCAATCGATAGTGCCATAGTTTCCTATCCGTATATTCCTTGCCATTGTTCTGCAATGGCTTCATCAATGTTTACTGACATTCGACGTTGAGTTTGTGCTCTTGTAGCCCAACGATTTTGAACCCAGCGTTGTTTCTGAGTTCCTGTTTGCATAAGTTCACGTAAACGAATCACAGCAAACCAGAGAGCCATCACGCAGTCGGTTGCATTTCTGGTCTCGGGCTTCCAAGTAATCAATTGTTGAACTAGCGCCTTAAGACCTTCGCTACCTTCATTGCTTGGTAGTTCTATTAAATTGTTGTCTTGAAATCTTCCATCTCGAAGAGAACCAAAAAGGCTCGACATAGAAGCCACACCGAAAGAAGTATCCCACTTATTTTTACCAGTAAAGTGAGAGTTGAGTTGGCAGCCGTACATTGAGAGCCAGTTTCGCAAGTCATCGTCGAGTGCGTAGGCTTTCTGGTGGGCATTGATTTCGATTCGTAATTCTTGTGGTCTATATCTTTGGACCCAATCTTCAATCAGGTCTCTAATCTTTGTTGGAGTTGGGTCTGTCATATTTATGCAGTCAAGCACATAAATCATTCCGTCAACTTTGTTGTATGTTGTAACCACAGCAGCGGTGTTACCCGTCATTGCTGGGTCAAGACCTATAACGGTATAACCCTCGATTTGTTTTGGATGCCCTGCAGCACCAGGTTTAAGCGGTCCACGCTTTCGCATACCGTTGACACATCCTGCAACTGCTGCTGGCGGGAATATCGCGTCCTCGGTGACATCTTCTTGTTGATAGACCATTGCCCAGACAGAAGGTGCCACTTCGCTTCTTCTAGTGAAGAGAGCGGGTCCGTCCCATTTTGGATATAGTCCTTGCTCATCAGGTTCATCATTCTCGCCCTCAGGGCGGTCCGTCTTTGCCCACAACGTTTTCCAGTTAGCAGGCTTCTCATCAAACTCGAGGACTGCAGGCATTGCCATATAAGTGAATGGCGATTTACCACCAGTCCAGTTAGAGCCGTCCCTTATTTGTTTGTAAAGGTCAACGGGTGCAACACGGGTGCCTACGATAAGTAGTTTCCCGTGTCGACCCAAACGCGTGATAACTTCTTTCTGAAGCCATTCAATTTGCTTCTCCCACTCGTGGGCATTGGAGTTCATCACGACATCGTCTAGGATAATCAGGTCGGCACGTGCACCGTAAATTTGAGAACCAAAACCCAAGGCTTGCACCGTAGGGTCTTTCTCGCCAGAATCACGACCTGTACCTAGGTAAATCATATCGGCGGACCACGTAGGAGAGTCCGCCTTATATCCACCGTTAGGACCGAAAGCCATTTGGAGTTTAATCCAAGACGGATGGCTTAAGCGGGTCTTAATCGCAGATAAAAACTTTCGTGCCATACCCTGGGTCTTGGAGACCAAGATGATTCTGATATTTGGGTTTGTGGCAATTCGGTAGGTGACGTAGTTGATGGTCAGTACCGTGGACTTGGCGTGTTCAGGGGGAACGTTAATCAGAACTCGGTTATGCGCCCCTTGTTCAAAGGTCATCGCTGGGTGGACCCAAGAAGGTTCACGACCCTCAATCAGGTCGACCCAGGTTCTTTGGTGTGGAAAAATCTTGGTATCTAGAAACTGTTCAGAGAATTCCTCAAAGGAGATATCCTTTAGGTTCTTTAGGTCAGCCTTGACCCCTTTGCCCTCTAGACGGGCTTTATCGCTTCGCTCTTTAAAGTCAGGGTCAGCCATAACCCATTGTCGGAAGGTAACCTCGTTTCGGTTAACCGACTCCATAGCCCCTTTTATGGTGCTACCTTGGCGAAGTTGCTCGAGCACTCGCTCCATAGCCTCGCCCTTTGGGATATCGATTTTACCCGATTTACGTCCCATCAAATACCCCCGTTAAAACTTAACATAAACGCCCCAGATAAACGGTCAGAATATGGGCACCTGATATCTATATAATATTTATATATATTATATTACGTCGCGTAGCCCGCAAGAGGCGGAGCGACGCTCCGTATAGATATATAAAATATCTATACATATAAGATAACCTGTTCAAATCGGAAAACCGAACAGGTTTTCGGTAAATATTTTAAAAAGTCGCCCTTTGGGCTCCAATATGTCCGATTTATACATATATAGAGCCCCTATATAACAGAAATATTTAGGGTGAGTATATATTATATAATAGGCGAAGTTTAATAAGCGTGGGGTCAAACCGCCTTGAGCGGTGACACCCTAGGCAGACTCTAGACCTCTGGCAGATGGTGAGAGTTCCTTAGGTCTTAAGTAGTGATTGAGAGTTATTTAAATCTCGGATTCTCATACTTAAATCAGAAATGAGCATTTAATTGACGTGTAAGTGAGAGAGGACTATCCCCCCCGCAGGTATCGCGGGCTCAGGAATTGAATCCAAATTAATTGAATGTTCAACCAATACGAGGGGGGAATTCATAGAACAATTGTTCGAGTGAAAATGTGACCTATCTAACACCGCCAAAAGTTGAAACTTAAGACACGAAATGAGAAGATTCTCTTATGGCGAAAGTATCGCCAAGAAAGACGGGAGAAAATGAAAAGCATCGGTTATCAGGTAAAAGGTTTGAATGATGACGCTTGTTGCGAATGCGGTCGAAAGGTCGGAAAAAATCCGTTTTATGTTCATCTAACAATTGGCGCAGAAATCCTGCCGATTGAATCGGATTCAAAAGAATCCCAAGGATTTTGGGCGGTCGGCTCGGAATGTGCAAAACAATTTGACCCCGCCGTATTGACTAGAATCCAAAACTAGACCGAAACCGCCGAAAGGCGGTCGTGGCGTAAGGCGTCACCTGACGAGGTCAGAAAACTAGACGGGAGAAGAAATGAACACCGAAACAATCCAAAAAACCGAGAATCTATCGGTGATTACTAAGGCACTAGAAGACGCTCACGCAATTATCCGCAAGGAAACGGGCGCACCCCGCGCCACGATTCTAGTCACCCGCAAGACGGGGCGAACTATGGGACATTTCACGCACGCCAAGATTTGGAAAGCGGGAGAAGACCAATTCCACGAGATAATGATTTCTGCGAACTATTTCGAAAGAGGCGCACGTGCCGTCCTCGGCACTCTTCTACACGAGACCGCGCATTCCCTAGACCTCCAAAATGGAATCCAAGGCGTGACGGGGGACGGGTATCACAACAAGAAATTTAAGGAAACCGCCGAGGCGTTAGGTCTCACAATTACACAAGGCAAGGGTATCGGGTGGAGCGTGACCGAGGTAAGCGACGATTGCGCGACACGATGGGCGGACGCACTCGAACTTATCGAATCTGCGTTAGTTCTAATGGCAGACGCCGAGCAAATCAAAAAAGGCGCAGGACGCAACAAGAATCTTAAAGTGGCGGAATGCCGATGTGGAGAAAAAATCAGATTATCTGCCAAGACTCTTGAATTGTGCCAGCCAATGTGTCAAAATTGCGGGACGCGATTCATAGCCCGAGCATAAGGCGAAACCTAGCCCCCGCAAGGGGGCGACGGTCTTCCGATAAACGTCGGAACTGATGAGCCTCGAAACTTTTCAGACTTAAGACAGGAGAAACGTAAGTGAAAACCGTAGAAGAAAGAATTGCAAAACTGAACGAGCGCGAATCGCTTTTCTACTCAAAAAGAGACGAGATAGAGAAAGAAATCAACAGAGTTCTAGGGATTGAACTACAAGCCTTACAACTCTTGAGGATTCGTCAATTGATTTCAGATTTTGAGAAATACGAAACAGCGATACAGAACATAGAAGAAGACAGGCGCGAATTACGTCAGGTAGTCACCGCCTAGCAAAATAGCCCCCGCACTCGACAGCGGGCGCAGGTTCAAGACCTAGCGGGGGCACGATAGGGGAAAAGTTCCTCTATTACTTAAGACAGGAGAAACAATGAGCACGACAGCAGAGCAAGCAATTAGCGAAGAAATCCGCCGAGCGGTTATCGCCGACCAATTCGCCGAAGATTACTTACTCATTACCGAAAATGATTTCGGAATGTGGCAAGAACTAACGGAGAAGGCTCGCAACGCCGAAGGCGTGGCAGAACTTAGCGACACCCTGCGCGAAGAATGGACAGACCTAGTAGAGCAGGTTAAGGATTTAATCTCCTCAAACATTAGCCCCGAGGCGTGCGAAATAATCGGGCAAGTCCTCGGAGGTCAGGGCTCACTACCTTTCGACATCATCGCCCGTCACCTCATCGAACTAGTCAAATAACTAACGACTTAAGACAGGAGAAAACAAAATGACAATAGAACAACTACGCGAGACCGTTGCCGAGGGTTTTAACTACAGTTCAACAATGTCAGCAAATAAAGATTTGCCAATGCAGGAGCGAACTTATCAAGCAGGACGAGCAGGGGCACTAATGCAAGTCCTCGGACATCTTCTCGAAATAGCAGACGAGAAAGCGAGCGCATAACGGAACAAGTGAGCAAACTCACAGTCCCGCACCCTTTACAGAGGGCGCATTGTTCGAGACAATAGCGGGACACTAGTAAGGCGAGAAAGTCTCGGCTTACTTCTTAAGACAGGAGAAAACAGAATGAACACAGAAATAAAAAACTGGTTAGAGGAACTATCAGGATTCCTAACCGCCGACGCGTGGAGTGAGGAGCGAATTCAAGAACTGCTCGCCAATGTATGGCTAGACGGATACAAAGAAGGACAAGGAGTCAAAAGTGAGCGCGAATAGATACACAGTAAGCGAGGTCATAGCAAGACTTCAAGAGAACTACAAACCGAGCGACATCATCGCGGTGAATTGGTGGAGCGCGGAAGACTTCGAACAGTATTCAGATACTGAGAAGGCTTTAGAACTGGCTCAACAATTCCTCGACCATATAAACCCCGAACTAACCGACTACGTATTTATAGAACTACAAAGGGAGCAAGACTAATGCTAGACAAAGTATGGGGCACAAGCGAAGGATTGTGTGCGTGGTGTAATGAAACAGCGCAGACAAACTACGTAGCAGAACAAGCAGGAGGCGAGGTTGTGGAGTATCAGGTCTGCAAACCTTGCGACGAAGAAAGAAACTAAAACTAACTACTTAAGACAGGAGAAATAAAATGGGAACACGTAGCAACATCGGAAAAATGCAGGACGACGGAACAATTAAGGCGATTTACTGCCATTGGGACGGGTATCCAGAGGGCGTCGGAGCAATCCTTGCCGAGCACTATCAAGAACTGGACAAGGTGGAGGAACTTCTAAACCTTGGAGATTTCTCAAGCATAAAAGAGAACATCTCAGAGATTGAATCTTACAAGAGCCGAGGCGAGAGCGGAACAGACGCAAGAACATTCAACAACTTAGAAGAGTGGAAAGAATGGGCGAGCGATTGTGGGTGCGAGTATCTTTATCTCTATCAGAAAGACTGGCACGAACGCTATCAATGGTCTTGGTTATCTATCTACAACACTTGGCACATACTGCCAGCAAAACTTACGGTTTAAGACAGGAGAACAAAATGAACTACACAAAAAACAAAAGCGGAAGACTAGTGTGTTGCTCTTGCGAGCGTGACATAATGGAACATCACAAGAAACGATGCCCTTATGCCTAGGTGCGGAGTATGTGGCGGAGGCATTGCGCTAACGGTGGTGCCTCACGCCGAACTATGCGATGACGATGTAAAAGCAAAACCAATTCAACACTTAAGACAGGAGAATGAAATGAGTAAGTGTATAAAATGTGGAAGAAAAATTACCTATGAATCAGCAACCGAAGAAGGTTTCTGGGCGTGTTCAGATTGCGGGCAACCAACTACAGAAAGGGCGGACGATTAAATGCCAATGTGCGGAGATTGTTTAGTGCCAATTAATGAATGCGCTCACGGAGCAACAACAAGAAAGGAGAAATGAGATGAACTTTCTACTAGAGTTCCAAGCAAACTGGCTACTAGCCTTAATCCAAATGGTAGCAAGAATGTTTATTCTATTCGCACTAGCAGTTCTAGTGTGGTGGCTATCGATTGTAATTACTGACTTATTCAAACGTCTTAAGACAGGAATAAAGTAATGATTACTCGGGGGCAACAGATTAAAAAACTTCAGAAGGAATACAAAGAGGCAAGGGAATTGCGTAATAGTTCCTTGACTAATGATGACTTCGACAGATACGATAACTTAATGCTAGAAAAGGCAGAACAAATCCAACAACTACAGACAGGAGCAAGGCAATGAAAGTGTCAGAGATAATAAAGAAACTACAGGACAACTACTCATCAGAGACCGAACTAATGATTACTTGGTGGGGTGGTGAGAACTTCGAACAAAGTCCTGAGGTGTGGCAGAAAGCAGTTGAAATTTTTGACAGCGAAAATAATCGCTATCAAATGTCAGACTACATTCAAGACGTAATCACAGACGCCGAGATTTACTTCGAGAAGAAACAAGAAGAAGCGGAGCGAGCAGAGTTAGCAATAGATACATACTTGCACGACCTAGCAGAAAAGGAACTAGAGAATGGAAACGTTTAGAATTTCTTACGAGGTTAAAGGTGTTCGCATTATTGATGTGACAACTAAAGCACCACTACCAGATAACTGGGAGAGTCTTACATTACAAGAGCAAGACGAATGGTTATACGAACACCAATACTTCTCAGTTCTTAAGACACAAGATTTAGATTATGGCAAAGCCTCATCTATTATCAAGTTGCGTAGAAACTTAAGGACTGTCTCGTGAAGATAGAGAATGTCAAGCACGTGCCAACGTGGCACGAGCAGGCATTGTGTCAAGCGCATCCAGACCCTGACCTCTGGTCATACAAAGGGCACGATAATCCAGACGCTAGGACTCATCAAGTCTTAAGACTAGTAGAGGCATTGGAGTATTGCCGAGACTGTCCAGTCAAGAACGAATGCTTACAGCAGGGGCTAGAACGCGAGAACCTAGTTCCTGGTATCATTTGGGGTGGGTTATTTACATACGAGCGAATCAAGTTGCTCAAACATAAGAACATACATTCATACAAGAACGAATGGATTCTCATTCGCAGAGTCAGAAAGATACTAAACAAGGGTGTCAAACGATGAAGCGCAAAACGATTGTGGGTGTGGGGGTTGGTGTTCTTCTTGTTCTATCAATGCCACATACCCTATCTCCAGTCTTAAGTCAGAAAGAAAAGCCAGTAATAAAACAAAGACACGCAACGTGGGAAGAAAAGAAAGCAAACAAAAGACTGGCTAAACGTGTAGCCTGGGCGGGTTATGGATGGCGTAAAATGGAGTGGAGATGTCTTGATTACATCCTCACAAAGGAAAGCAGATACGACCACCTAGCAAAGAATCAGCAGGGTTCTTCTGCCTTCGGCATAGGTCAGCGTCTTAATGAGAAGAGCACAGACCCATTGACTCAGATTCTACATACCTACAAATACATAGTTCATCGCTACGAAACACCTTGCCGTGCTATGAAGTTTCATCTACGGAACAACCACTACTAATGTTAGACTTAAGAGGTGACCCAATCACAGTCTGCGTCTGCGGTTGTCAGATGTGGAACATCACAGTTATGTGGGACGAAGAGACCCGCACAGTTGGATGGTATGACTTAAGACAGGAATGCAAACAATGCGGTGCAATAGCCACCGCCCCGACCGAGATAGATTAATTATGACACACGATGAATTGCTGGCAAAGATGGATAAAGAAGTGGAGATGGCAGAGTTTGAGTCTGCTTGTGGTGATGGCAATGACCCGCGTATTGCTAAAGCCCTTCGTGCGGTAGTTGAATTGCATAAATCTTACCCTTACACAAATTACAGAGGACAGCAACTACACTTTTGTAATCATTGTATGGATGATGAAATAAACAACACAGATTATCCCTGCCCAACTATTCAGGCTATTGAAAAGGAGTTAATGTAATGCCAACATACGAATACAGATGTGACAATTGTAAGACACATATTGAAGTAAAGGAACGATATGAATTCGGACCCGAGTGCTTTCATTGTGGCAGAAATATGAGACGTGAATGGACAGCACCTGCGGTGCAGTTTAAAGGTTCAGGATTTTACAAGACAGACAATCGTTAGTCTTCTTGTTCTTCCCCTTCAGATTTATCTTCATAATCAGTATCAGATACTGGTTTAAAGCCACCAAGTTTTCTAATCAATCTATTGACAGCACGCTTATGTCGCATACGACTAGCGTCTTCAGTTCCAAGACTTAAGAAGTTAGCCATCTCTTTAAAGTCCATTGCCTCAGCGTGACGCATAAAGAGAATCTTTCTATCTTCCTTACCTAGTTTCCAATACGCATAGTCAATCTCAATCATCATAGCAACTAGATTACCGCCCTCTGCTGGAGCCGACGGGCGACCAACTCTTCCAAGGTTTAACTTATGAGCGGTGTTGTATTCACTTCTTAAGACAGCAGGTAGCAATGCTTCAACAACTTCTGGTGCATAGTAGTAAAGGTCACCGACATCATAACCAATTGTCTTTGCCTTCCACTTCTGACAATAGTCAAGAGCCTGATTGCGAAGGCTACGATAGATTAAATTCTTAGCATCTCTTTCGCCCTTGGCTTCCCACTCTTTTAACTTATTAGGATGTTCAGCAAACCACATCCACAATGACTGTCTTAAGTCTTCAATCTCAACCATCTCAAACTTACGTGAGTATTCAAGGGCGACTGTATCTACTACATAATCCCACTTCTTTACTTCATCCCAGTTCATAATAGTTTTGTCCCCCATTCCACATTCAATAGACCAATCTTCTTAACGCGATTACTTGTATTAGCAAACTCAGTAGTTGTAGGTAGCCACTTGTCCTGCCACTTCATATCCAATTCATTCTTAAGTATGGATTCTAGGTCAAAAAAATAGACCCCTTGCGGAGTGTAGTTTATGTAGCAGGGAGTGTAGGATAACTTCCCCGCTTCCGTTATTAAGAAATCATATTTATATTTCTCAATAATCAGTTCGTCGTAGTGTGTCTTTCGTGACTTAAGTTCTATAAATAACTTTCCGTTATCTGACTGACAATCAAAGCCATCAAACTCAGACTCAGACCTGAAAAGGTCGGGGTAATGATTTGTCTTTAGCCAATCAAATAGTTGTTGTTCATTCATTACTTATCCCATTTATTTCTTAAGACTAAAAGACCTATGATGGCATAGTTCGCCATATCTTTAAAGGTATCTTCGAGCGATTCGAACTGTGGATTGGACAACTCTTTATCGATGAGGTTATTAATCCGCGCCAATTTGTCGTGCATACGTACCCGCAGTCCATTGATAGGACCACCTGGTGATTCCGATATGTTCTTTGGACCATAATCAAGATGCTTCCTGATGAGAAGTTCTTGTAATTCATCGAAGGTATCCTCTACATTCTTGACGAAAGAATCGGGATTGATAGGGTGACCGTAAGCATCCCGTCCTCTAATCTCGTTGAGGTAATCTGGTACCCCATTCCTGCGAGATGGGTTGTAATCTGCCATATCTCTTCACGCTCCGCTCTCGTCGTCATTCGGTTTCTTTCCTTCTAGTAGTTGTTTCAATGAATCGTCAAACTCCAACATCTCATTGGAGACTATCAAATCCTCAACCATATCGTCGAAGTACTCAGAACCTACCTCTGCAGCGAAAAGTGTAACATATGTAGATTGTGTTATTTGTCTGATTTCGTCAGGATTGTCGGCGTGTTCAAAAATAAATCTTAGTAAAGAACCAATCATAAGTCTGACTCCATTGGGCAAAACTAATACTGGGTCGAACTCTCCCTCGTCTGCCTCTTCTATGAAATGGTCGACATATTCAAATGAATTGTCAAAGTGTTCGCCACATCCATCACAATAATGTTCTATCTCTTCCATTATCTGAACCCTGCTTTTTGGAGAATCGCCTCTGTTCCGTGTGACAAGTAATAAGAGTTAACATCTTCTCCGTCGGGGAATTGAACAACCGTAACTGGTAATTCGCGGGCAAGACTAGAGGCAAATTCTTTTCCTGGTTGGTCTCCATCTGCAAAGACAAAGACTCTCTCAAAGTCAGCAAGTAATCTGGTGTAGTGCTTCTTCCAACTATTCGCACCTGGAACACCGACACAAGGAATGCCAACGCAAGCAGACATAGTAAGAGTATCCAACTCACCTTCACAAACACCAATGAAATCACCAGCACGCTCGACATCAAGAACGTTATACATCTTTGTATCCGCCCCTGTAAGCCCCATATATTTAGGCTCAACAGCAGGATTGAGACTGCGGAAACGCAAGTCAACAACGCCAGTCTTAGTAACATAAGGGATACTTAACCTTCCTACGTATTGCTCGTGTCCAATCTCAGGATTTTCTACTACGCCTAATCGCGCCAGCCGTGCTATCTCTAGAGGAATTCCTCTTTGCTTGAGGTAATCTTCCGCCAGATGAATACTTTCCGCGTACTTCTCCGCTGCCTTGCCCAGTAATTCTTTCTGCAAAACGCTTTGCTTCATTGATACTCACATTCTCCTGACTGGCTATTAATTGTAAACTGTTTCCTTGAACTCCGCAGGCAAAACAAATGAAGATGTTTTTGTCGAGGTTGGCTGTACCACTTTGATGAGTGTCCGAGTGGAACGGGCATCTGAGATTAACTTGCCCGTGTGTGCTTCGAATGTTTGCACCGTAGTGACGGAGCACGTCCGCGATATTTGGTAAGTCTCCATTTACTTTCTCTCTTCTAGCCATTGTTCCAAGTCCTGTATAACCCACGCTTTATTCACCCCGTGATTGCGACGCTTGACTACTACAAACGCAGGTGGAGTATATGACAATCCTCTAGCCTTTGTGTAGTTGTCTGCCTCGACTTGTGCCTCTTCCCAAAACTCAGGAAGGTCTAACTTCTTTCTATTCTTAAGTTCTAAAATATAGGTCTGACCTGCGATTATGGCGACAAGGTCACCCTCGTCCTTGGCTCCAGCCTTTGTCAAACGCTCGGCTACCACACCCATAGACCTCAGCCATTTCATAACATCAGTCTCAAACTGTGCACCTTTGCGTCCGTTGGGATTAGCCAATGCTCGCTCCTATATGTTCGGTATCGCATACAAATCTTACGCCATACCCATAATCTTTTTGATAACAGACACGCATAAAATCTTCTTTAGATATTGCGCCCCATATTTTAAATTTAGAATTTATATGTGGTTGTTGTCTATCACCAATTAGTGTAACCAATATGGCATAGTCAGCAGTAAATAATTCCAATGCGTTGAATATTAGTTTGTCAAGAGTTGATGTCTTAACCTGAATCTTTTTATTATTAATAACTAGGTCGTGACCTTCATCTCCACCAGTAAGAACTCTCCTATCAACGGGCACTTGATATGCCTTGGCTACAGCCTTCTCGCCTAGATAGCCCATAAGATTCACAGCCCAAGATGTATTCTTGGCATCAAACTTCTTATCGACAACTCTATGCTCAACCTTGTCATCGCGCATACGATTAACAAAGTCTAAGGCTTCGTCAATTTCTTCCTGACTTAAGACAACTTCCATTAGTAGGCAGACTTATCTTTTTTAAGAATACGTATTGCCCAGTCCATACCGACATTGACACCTTCAGTCCATTCGTCAGTAACTGGTGGTTTAGCATCTTCTATTTTAGATATAAAGACTGATATCTCTTCAGTAACTTTAGCCATAACCAATTGACGCATCTCTTGGGTAAGGTCATCTTCTTCTTCTCTTAACATATTTTCACGCGCTTTCTGGTATGTCTTCTATGTACATAAACTCAGGGTTGAACGCTAGCCACGCCGTAAGATTCGCGTTAGCATCCGCTCGACCATACCTATTTTTAACTGGTGCAATTGCCATAGCAGTTCCGACAACTCCGAGAGTGCAGATAAGCGCTGGGAGTTGAGCCACCTTTCCTTGGAGTGCCGACCTTGGTTGGCAAGGTTTGCCTTCCACAGCCTCCGATGTATGATGTAATACGATAATCGCAGTATTAGTCGCTCTAGCAAGGAACTTCAACTCCTTCATAATTGCTCTCATTGATGCAAACTCTTCGCCACCATCAGTGGCAATGTCCATTAAATTATCTACGAAGATAGCAACGGGCGGACATCCCCATAGTTCTTCAAATGCTTGGACTTCTTCGTCAATATCTTGAAGGCTAGGACTTGATTCAAAAGACCAAACAATATGACTTCCTCTGGCAAGAGTTGCCCTTGTCCAACCTAAATCATTTTGCAATAGATGTTCTACATCAGTCTGATTCTTGCCTGAAATCATAGACGCTAGGCGCATAGCCATAGTGTGTGCATTGGTATCTGCTGAGATGTAAAGCGTTGGAACTTTCATCTTTAGTGCGAGCGCAAGGGCTAGCGTTGATTTACCAACACCAGGAGTTCCTGCGAGCATAGATACTTCTGCTCTACGAAATATAATTTTATTTGATTCAAAAGATTTAAAGATATGTGGCAACGGTTCTCCACCGATGTCGGCTCTACCGATACTTCTTGCTAATGTTTTCATTTGACTCCTGTCTTAAGGTAAGAAACCACCCACCGCTTCCCCGTCGGTAGGTGGTCCCTCGATGTCCCCAGTAGTTAGTTAACTGGCTTGCACTGGTCTGCACCCTGCGGTTGAGAGCAAGACCAGAACGCATATGGTTGTCCGTTCTTCTTACTTATGCCACTTCGAAATACTCGCGGTCCGTGAATACAGGTAGGGGATGCTGTTTTTGCCTGGTCTGGTACGGAGGAGGCTTTGGGCGTTGTGGCGGGAGTTGAAGACGGCGTCGATAAAGGGGCGACGTTATACGCTCCTGTCAATAGTTTCTGAACGCTTGCAATCTGTGGTGAGTAATCACCAATACCTTCGAGCAATACGCTAAGTTCATCAGCAGTATTAGCACGAACGTTAATCATATCTCCGCTAGGAGTTTTGTAGGAAACTTGTAGTTTCCAGTCATCATTATTCATTGCTTCTCTTTCGTAAATGTGCAGTGTTCTGTGAGTCCACAGTAACTGCAACTGGATAGGTTGGGGAGAAATATACCAGCCTGTCTTGCTTTATCGAATCCCGACACGAGATACTCAAGCATATCCAGGGTATATCTCGATAGGTCAATCATCTCTCCTGTCCCCGCGTCGCGGGACATCCAGTAGTTTCCGAGATTGACTTTCACACCAAGCATCTGCTCAAGCCCGACTTTATAAAAGCCAAGTTGCAAATCAGATACTGGTCTACGTGTTGATGTCTTAAGGTCAACAATGACGAGTTCGCCATCAACCTCAAAGACACGGTCAATCACCATCTTCACAGGCACGTCTGCGATTTTGGGATTGAGTTCTAGTTCGATTGCTTTGGCACCTTGAGGTGTTTTCCAAATCTTCCAATTAGGATTTGACTTACGCCATTGAATGTATTGGTCTACCCATATCGGACCTTGTTCATTCCACCAAGTAGCATCTTCTTTGTTCGGGTTAGCCTTAGTCGCACGACCTGCAACTCTTGCTTTAGTAAAGTCTAAGTCCTTGGTTTCTTTAGCCCAAGCCTTTGTCCAAAATTCATTAGTCATTATTCAAGTCCCACTCTTCCGTTGCTGCGTGAAATGCTCTGCCACCTGCAGACCAAATGCTTGGCTCTTCTGGTACTTGAAGTAATCGACCTAGGTAATACTGATAACCACAGGTCAGGTAAGTTGTGAATGCTGAGTATGAAATATGTGGAGGTAGTTGATACCCCTTGAGTTCTATCATTTTATCTCCTGTCAGATAATGGTTCCGTAGCCCGAAAGAAGGACAGGAGAGTACTTGACAATCGGGCTATGGAATATTCAGTTGTATTATATAATATATATTAATTATATATTATAAGGGGCTCCGCCCCTATATAGTATATTATATATTAATATATCAATTATAGTCAAATGTTTTAGGAGGTGCAAGTTGAAAGACAATCAGCGTGTCGTAGAGTTTCCAAACTGGTTTGCCTCTACTCCTGCTCAAGAAAATTTTACCAATATATTAGCCTCATTTAAAGGTCGACCTAACCTGAACTTCCTTCAACTAGGTGCCTACACAGGTGATGCTTCGGTATGGCTGATGGATAATATCCTTACCGATAGCACCTCAACTCTTACCGATATAGATACTTGGGAAGGCAGCAACGAGGTAGCCCACGAGTCAATTGATTTCAATCAGGTATATAATTTTTATCAAGATAGAACTAAAAAATATGATAACTGCTATCACCATAGGCTGACTACTTGGCAGTATCTAAGGTTCCATCCTGATGATTTTGTTTATGATTTTATTTACATAGACGCTGACCACACAGCGGTAGGTACCTTGCTTGATGCTGAGTTATCTTGGGACTTACTAAGGCACGGAGGTTTGCTCGCCTTCGATGATTACGAATGGAACGCTGGCAACGGTGATGAGTTCAACCCTGGACCTGGAATCAACACATTCTTAGCCAGACACCAAGGACAATACCGAGTTATTCATAAAGGTTGGCAAGTCTGGATTATAAAAGGGTAATAAAAAAAGACCCCCTTCCCAGGGGTATTACCCTAGGTTGGGGGTCAAAGACTCTCTAAACCGCCTTACAAGGCGTTTAAAGGGCTATTTCAAACCGAACTCTTGCTCGGCTCTGTCAGCCCACTTTACTAATGGGGCAGTTAAGCCACCGATTAGAATGGCATACTCAGGAGCCATCTCAGTTGCGAAGGCGATTCCCATTGTCACAGCCGATGCCAGCACGGCACGCAGGTAGGACTTGAATGCAGCCTTGAACTCTTTGCTCTGCAGTTTCTTGATTAGTTTATCCATTACGCCTCCTTAGGGCTTGGAATGTCTTTCTTCTTCGGCTTCCTAGATAACTTAGCCTTTGTCTGTCTTAAGACATTAGGTTGTTTATCTATGAACCCAAACCAGTTTGAAGTGTCATTACTATGACTACTCCTAATAGAAATATGAAGGTGCTTATTGTGAGGATTGCTACCCGTGTACTTTCTTTCACCCTCTGCCTTGCGGTCTCTTGACCAGATTTTTCCTTTGAAGATAAGGTACGCAACGCGTTCATCCTTCTTAAGTTCATCAAAGATGACATCGCAATCAATTCCATTCTTAGGGTCGTGAGTTAAATCAACTGCCAACCCAGTATTGTGGTCAGAGTTAGGACTGGCTTTGATATGAGCAGCAGATGGAAGTAGACCATCGCTTGCCTTGTTGCGTTTCGGAAACAATGCTGTCGCTTGACGAAGCACAGCAATTGCAGCAGGTGTGGCTTTCTTGACAACAGTTACTTTCATATACTCCACCAGATTCTGATTGTTCCATTACATTCTCCACATATATAGGGGGCATCATCCCCATTCTTATAGTGATTTCTAATTATCTCTGCAGTAGTTTCAAAGTCTGCTTCGTGGGTATCTCTACCACAATGAGGACATACTTCAGCACCAACGTATTGATATACGTGGATGCAATGAGTCATTTGGAAAGCGCCTGCTTTACTAGGTCAGTTAGCAATTCAACTTTGTTCTCTAGTTTATCAACCTTATCTTTTAAACTTCCCCCACCATTGGGTCTTAATTCATAAAGATAATGTTTTACTAGCCATCGTACTGCTGTTGCAAATGCAGCGACGATAGTTGTTACGGCAACGGCTAATCCAGCCCAGTCAGCAGGTGTCATTATACGGTCCTTATAGTTATCTCAATTATGCCACCATATCCAGAGAAGCCTCTGTCGGGTGGCGTTGTACGGGTAAATGAAATTTGTTCGATGACACATTGACGCGACTCACCTGTAGTTAGGTCTTGCCAAGTAACGACGTCACCATTTTCTTCGATTGTCTCTAATGCACCAAGACGTTCGAATGCCCTGCCTTCGTATCCAACTAGGACGTTGTATCTATCAGTCTCTACATCGAAACAATAGACAGGAAACCTCATAACTCGCTGACGTGGTGTAGCGATAGTTGCTTTAATCTGATAACCCTGGAATGTAGGACCCTTAGTTGCATCAGTTCCATCTCTATAAAGAATAAATTTATAAGCAAGATATTCTTGAGATGAAGGTGGCTGATTAGTTGTTACCTCGACAGGCGCAACAGTTGCGTCGTAAGAAATAAGGTCATACTCAGTACCATCTGCAGTAACTGTTTCAAGGGTCATAGACCCATAAGTAAAGTCACCTCGTCCAAGTAACCTCTTAAAGTTCTTAGGTTCAAGGGTATTAAATCTAATATAACCAGTAGTTATATAACCACTTGCTGCTTTTTCAGTTGCACTTTCTAGATATAAATTACCTGTAACATTGGCGAGCGCAGTTGCTGATGTAACCGCTGTGGATGCTACGTTAGTTGCTGCCTTTGTATATGAAAAAGTTGTAGTTGTAGCAGCAGTAATTGTATATCTTGATGTTGATGAATCAAAGGTTGTATCAACGCCTTGAATCCATACCTGGTCACCCTCAACTAATCCGTGTGCTGTAGCAGTAGTTAAGGTAGCCACATTACTTGTTAGTTCTTTGTTAGTAATAGTACCACCGACACTATTGGCTGAAGATGTGAATAATAGTTGGTCAGTTCCATTGGCAAATGAACAAGATGTGGTTACGTGACCTAATGAATCACCATAATAAACATCATTCGCATAGGCAAATACTAAGTTTTCTAATTGCTGTGTTAGGTCAAGACGGGTAAGTCCTGGAAATCCATCAACACCAGTTGTTGCCCAGACATAGTGGTCTCTTGAGCAGAAGTCATATACTGGTTGGTTGGTCTCAAGAATCAATGGACCGTAATTAATTGAACCATCAACATCTGACACAGTAGCAACGCGAATGCCTTTGTTGGTTCCGATAATCATATAACCTAGGTAATAGTGAATCTTGTGGACTATCTCACCAACTGGGAATTCGGCTGCAACCTGAGCCTGAGTAAGAGTCGGCATAGTTCCATTAGACGCAAGAGTAAACTTTAAGATTGTTGACTGGATATTATTATAACCAGATACATAAATAGCAGCACCTGACGCTGCAATGCTAGTATATGTATGAGACGAAGATGGGTGAGTATATAAAGCGGTAGGTAAAGCAGAAGCATTTGTTGCAAACTCATAAACTTTGTTATTGACACACATAACAATACGCTCTTTTACAAATTCCATTACTGCATTACTAACAACAATACTGTTACTACTAAACATAAGAGATACGTCAGCGGTTGAAGCAGAACTTCCAGTTAATGGTTTTTTGTATACAGCAGTTTTGTCTACACCCGTGTCAAGTATTCTAGTAACCCAATAGGCAGTAGAACCATCATCACATATATCATAAACAGGATAATCGCTGCCAGCGTTGTAGTCAATAAAGTGCGTAACAGTCCCAGTATTATCGACTTTATCAACGTCATACTCATCCTTTAATAATACACCTTCGGTATTATTCCATTTGATTGAGCGTAGTTTTTGATTGCTTCTTCCATTGGACGCAATAGCGCCAGTAATTATATGCTCTTGACTTACACTATTAAGAAGAGTTGCCTGCCCCTGAGTCCAAACATCTATGTTACGGCTATCGGCAAAGCGATATGCGCCTTCGTTGGATACTAAAGCGGGGTCAAAAAAAGTAATCCCCGCTCCGTTATGGAACGAGGATTGGCTTCTAATCCACCAGCCTGTGAGGCTTTGCTCTCCAGGTTCAGTTTGATTATCAAATTGTTCTTTACGGAATGGAGCAGTCTGTCGAATATAAGGACGTCCATCGCTAATAGCGTAGATAAAAGGTTCGCCACCTAAAGCAACATCATAGGCAACATCAGTATTTTGCCAAATAGATGCATCAGAAAGTACACCAACATCAACGGCTACCGCACGCGTTGCACGACCTTCGGTAATATCACGACCAGCCACTTATTCTCCTAGCCTTGTTGTTCTTCTTTAGCCTTCTTGGCTCTCTCTTTAATTTCTTGCATAGCCCAATACATTGCATAGTAGTCATAATCAAGACTGAATCGCTTCATATGTTTAACTAATGCACCAGTATGGGCGTGTAGTGGAATGCCTGCCTTCTGCATTCTACGGAAGAAGATAATATCTTCACCAATGAAATGGTCATCTTGTCCATCGCCAGTTTCCATAAACATACCCTTGCCAGGGTTAGCCTCACGCATCTTAGGAACTATTGACTTATGCATTAAGACAAAACCAAAGCCAGCACAGTCAACCTTAATGACTTGATTTTCTGGTAATGGGTGATGATACTTAATCTGGTACTCATCTACATTGTCAAATAAGACTGGGAATGGGCGCATCAATGTGCCCTCATTCTCTTTAGATATGAAGTAGACACCGCTAACAACAGGACGATTAATCTTATCTGCTGTCTGCCATAGTAACTTCATAGCCTCTAGGTTTAATACAATGTCTGAGTCAACCCAAAGTAGCCAGTCAGTCTTAAGGTTATCTGCCCAATGGTCAAAGAGTACTTGGCGTTGTCTGCCAATCTGATTGCCTTGGACTCTGATACTGGTATTAATCATCATACCGTTGGCTGGTCCAGCAATGATTGCTGTTGTTAGTCCTTCAGTAAACTTACCATCGGTGGTGCCATTGTCGCACCAACCGAGGGCTACTGTGTCATTCTTTCCTACCATTATTGTCCCCTAGTTTAGTTACTCTTGTGGTGCCTGTAATGCAGCAAGGGCTGCAGCAACTGCTTGGGCTACAGCATCATTAAACTTCTGTTGCTCGGCTGCTTCGGCTTCTGCCTTGGCTTCTTCATCTGCTTGAAGTTTCGCTAATTCTTCTTCAGTATAATATAAAATTTCTACTATATTGTTATCTGGTTTAGATTCATCATAGCCACCTAAACCATAAGTAACTGATTTAATTTTATCTGTCATTATACTGCCCTAACCTTTATGAATGGAATGCCTGCTATGTTTGCAGGGGTTAAAGTTCCCGCAGTAGTAAATCCTGAAGTTACTGTTTTTGATTCTTCAAAAGCAGCGCGTAAACCTAGATTTGCTATGGTATCACTGGCAAAGCCATTTATGAATGATGCAGCGTTATTGCCTGGTCCTTCATAATTATTTGTGCTTGCTGCTACCTGGCTATTCATTGCTAGATAATAATAACCAGCAGGAGGGGTAGTTGAAATAGTTATTAATTGGTCGGTATTAGCAGCAGTAACTGATATTGTTCCTGCATCTAAGTAAACCGTATCTGGTCTACCAGTAGTTAATGAAGCATTATATATACCCAAACGAACTGTTGCTGGACCTGTAGCCCAAGAAGAAAAGGACTTTATAGCAATTCTGTCATAGGTAATATTTCCATCAAAATAGATTGGAACATAATAAGTAGTATTTACCGCCATTGTTCTACCAGTTTGTGCAGCACCATACGACATTGGTGTTCCATAATAATAACCAGTTGTTTTAGGAAGTAAAAATGGTCTTTGAAGGTCTGCAGGAACTAATGCTTGAGGTGATTGTTTAATAGCCATTAGTAAACCTCATATCCAGCAATGTGGAAGTTAACTCCAGTCGTAGATGCAGAACCAGTAATAGTTTCAGCGTTATAAATAATCTGCTCTAGGTCTATGAACTGGGTTGTATTAGCAGCCACCGAAATGCTAGACACCAAAGCAACTGTTGCTAGGTTAACTGTAGCCGTAGCAGCAGATGTAGTCGTATTGGTAATAGCAATGTTAGTAACTGCTACCGCTACGCTGGATGGTGATGTGTATAGTGTTGTATTAGAGGTTGCTGCTGCGCCTCTGTACAGCGTAATTGATGTATCTGCCACTATCTATATTCCTTTCGGTGCCAGAATTGTCTTTTATATGAGTTAAAAAACAGGGTTTTAAGTTTAGAAGTAACTAGACTCTGCTCCCTGCGGTCAGAGTCATCTCCTATTTTGTGCTCCCATACATCCCGTTTGATTGGGATTACCTGAACCATAGGGGTTCCTGCTGGGATTAAACCTTCCCACTTCACATCATTTAAAGTGAATGGGAAATTTACTGGTGCCTTATATGTATCTGTATCTACCAGTCCAGGCAAGACTGTGAATATACCATTTGAGTTATGCATCGGTGGTATGAACAATGTTGAATATCCTGGTACAGTTTTAATTGCATAAGGATTATTCCATTTAGGAAATGGAGCACCATTTACACCAGGATGTAATGGAGCCTGTTCTATTGGATGAAAAGATATTGCACCTTGGTCAGACCAATGATAATAAGGTAAGCCATCTTGCTGTGTTACCTGAACATCTACCTGAGTATAAAGAATATATCCAGCAGTCATAGCGTCAAATACTGGTATACATTTTTTGACTGTATGAGGAGTTCCTTTATCGGTAATTAATTTACCTTGCTCTCCTACATATTCTGGTGTTTTTCTATACCAATCAGGCACTTCTTTTACCGCTGGCTTGGGCGGAAAAAAATCCAACCCAAGCACATTGGTAAACTTTATCTCTTTCATTTTGTCCCCTATCGTTTATTATTCTGATATGTAAAGAAGAACTTGACCAGCAGCACCAGCGCCACCAGCCCAACCATCTCCGTTGGTAGTGCCAGAAACACTGCCTCCACCGCCACCTCCACCTGCACCAGCGCCAGTTGCAGCAGAACCTGCTACACCAGGATTACCACCAGCGCCACCACCGCCTGCACCAGCGGAACCATTAGTAACTCCAGACTTTCCACCACCGCCACCGCTTCCATAAGCGGTGTTAGATGGATTAATTGCTGCTATATTGGAAGCACCAGTTATATTTGAATTAGATGTTTGCAGTGAGCCAGACTCAGAAGCAGCGTTAGTGTTTTGAGCATATCCTGCACCTTTACCTCCAGTAACACCAGAAATTGTTATAGCGCCAGAAACATTGCTTGAACCGCTACCTCCACCTCCGCCATTACCTTGGAATGAGTTTCCTTCACCGCTGTTTGAAATAACACCACCACCGCCTTGTCCAGCGCCACCACCATTGGCTGTTGCAATAGAAGTATTACCTACAGTAATATTTGATGTTCCACCATTACCACCATTAGCAGCCTGATTTCCTTGACGATTCCAACTACCAGTACCACCAGTACCACCAGTACCTACAGTAATAGTAACTACATCACCACTTGTAACGGCATAATCTTTAAAGCCAACAATTCCTCCGCTACCAGCACCACCGCCTCCAGCAGGACTTATGTTGTTAGTTCCAGCCCTATCTCCACCTGCTCCTCCACCACCACCTGCTCCGATTACATATGCAGCAAGTTTTGTAATTCCTGAAGGAATTGTATATGTAGCGCTAGCATTATATGTAGAAACTAATGAATATGTTTGTGGAATTGGCAATGCAGATGCAATTGTTGCAACTGGACCTGCTCCATTATAGTTAATGGATTGTGCTTGAATATTAAGAGTACCCCCACCGAGAGCAATAAAGTTACCAGATGTAGTATTTACGGTAGCAGTATTTCTTGTTGCGCCAGCAGTCGTTGCTGCTGTCAGTAAATAACTTGTTGCTGCTGGACCAAGAGTACTTGGCGTAAATGAGTATGCAACACTTGCAGTTGCTGAACTTGTAGTTGCGCTACCAGTTGTAGGAGATGTAGGTCTAGCGTAATTACGCTTACCACTTCTAATATTATTTGTCGCCATTATGCTATCTCGCTTCCAAATAGATTAAATGCAAAATTTGCCGTGCTTGCATAAACAGTCACGACATCTGTTGCATCTAAGGTTATACCTATAGTTAAAGTTTGTGTTTCTTGTGGAGCAATGCTGGCATCATAAGTAATATAGTGCTTTGTAGCCAAAGATTCTCCATTTGGTCTTACTGCAATTCGGTAAGAAGCAGGTGCAGAACCTGCATTACAAACCGTTATAGTTGATATAACAGTTTCGGTAGCAGACGGTACGGTATATGCCGTAGTCGCTGTTGTTGCGCTGGGATTAACCTGACCCAGCACCTTATATGTTGTTGCCATTTATTATGCTCCCATTAGGAATAGAGGGTTAAAGGTTTCTCCCTGCGCCGTTCCTGTAGATGCAGAGGTAATTCTACCATACGCGTCAACTGTTATGGTAGAAAGAGTATATGTTCCTGTAGTTACCCCAGTTGTATCTAGGGCTAGTGTTACGGTGCCTGAAGTGCCACCGCCAGTAAGTCCTGTGCCTGCTGTGACTCCAGTAATGTCACCAGGATTAGGTGCTATCCATTTTAGTCCAGTTGCTTCAGCGCTATCGGCGCTAAGAATCCAACCGTTAGTTGAGGCTACAGTAAATGCTGTTGGTGTAGAAGCAGATGTCGCTGAGACAATTACACCTTTAGCAGACCAAAGTGATTTGTCTACGAAGTTAGATGTATCAGGTGCTACTACTTGCCAAGCACTTCCTGTATAAGCCTTCATACCTGGAAGTACTGTGTTGTAGTACAAAGTACCAGCAGTTAAAGGATTGCCATCATTATCTACAGTCGGGTCAGATGATTTAGGTCCTAGGTATTCATCATCAAAGGCATCAAAGGATGCTGCTGCACTGGCAGCGCTTGTCGCTGCAGAGTTAGCAGAAGTCAATGCACTAGATGCGCTAGTTGATGCAGATGAAGCAGATGTTGCTGCACTAGTGGCACTAGTCAAAGCAGATGATGCTGATGTGCTTGCACTAGATGCTGATGTAGATGCAGCAGATGCACTTGTTGCTGCCGATGAGGCAGAAGTAGAAGCAGAGTTGGCTGATGTTAAAGCACTTGATGCTGAAGTGCTAGCCGATGATGCACTGGTTGCAGCAGCAGTAGCAGAAGCAGCAGCACTGGTTGCACTAGTAGAAGCAGCCGTAGCACTAGCAGCAGCAGAACTTGCAGATACTGCAGCAGCAGATGTAGAGGCTGCAGCAGATGATGCTGAAGTGGCTGCTGAGTTTGCAGAGGTTAAAGCAGATGAGGCTGAGGTAGATGCACTGTTGGCGCTAGTAAGGGCGCTAGAAGCGCTTGTAGAGGCGCTAGAGGCACTTGTAGCAGCACTGGCAGCACTTGTGGCTGCAGCAGCAACCTGAGCGTCTGCGAAGGTTTTATTGACTGCATCGTTGGCATCTACTGGTGTAGCAATATTTGTGATTCTAAAGCCACCAGCATTTAGGGCGTCGCCCATTGTCTTGTTAGTTAAAGTCTGGACTGCGTTAGCAATTACTACTGTACCTGTTGTATTAGGTAGGGTAATTGTGTTGTCTTGTGTTGGGTCGACTACTGTAAGAGTTGTTTCATAAGCATCGGCAGTAGCACCCTCAAAGACAATGCTTGCATCAACACCAGCACCCGATATGCTTGGGTTGGTAATCGTAGGAGAGGTAAGAGTTTTGTTAGTAAGTGTCTGCGTCTTAAGTGTACCTACTACATCACCTTCGCCAGATGCAATGCCGTGCATTGCGTGACCAGTACCACTACCATCGTTATAATAAGCAGATGCTTCAGCGTGCAAATTAGCGTCACGGTAATCTCTACCGATTGCCATATGTCGGACTACTGCACCTGCTGAGTGACTTTGTGCTGTTGAGCCATCAATGGCTCGAGTAATCGTAAATGTATTAGTAGATACCGCCGTGGCATCTACAATTTCTTCAATTGCTGTATCTGGGTCAATAACTAAAGTAAATGTTCTACCCGATGGAATCGTTACACCACCAAGTAAGCCAGTTCCGCTTACGACAACCATTGAGGTTGCGCCAGCAGTAATCGCGCTAGTTAACGTACTCTGTTGAGAACGAGATGAGTATTGGCGAGTTGTCATTCAGGTTCCTATCGGTTGAAGCGAATGCGGGGAGGGAATTGACCTTGGAAAGCAGAAATCTCTTCCCGTAGTCTCTGTGTATATAGAGCAAAAATTTGACGCACAGCATTATTGGCAGAACCAAATGGACGCTTTGCATCGACCTCATCAGCCTGTGGGCTAATTTGGCTAGCACGAGCAGGGTCAAGATAAGTTAATAGTCGGTATGCAGCACCAAGAATTACTACATCTTTTGCTGTTGCTGGATATCCTGTCTGAGTTGTAAAGTCTTGGCTGTTAGAAGTAAAAGCAGTTGGTTGTGTGATGTACATAATCTTGACAGTACGACCTGCAGTTATGTAGTCATAAATTGTAATTGTCTGTCCACCAGCACCCCAGGTTGCTACATCTGCCTGTGGGTCAAAGTCATAACGATTAACTCGAATCCATTCTTGAGATGGACCTGTGTCTTGCCACATAACCGTAAGGATAGATTCAATGTTTAATCCACCTAAGTCATATGTATTTTGAGCAGCATTAAAAGTAAAGGTTGTTTGCTTGACCACCATCAACTGTGTGCCCATTGCACGGATAGTGTCGTTAATAGCCTTCTTAATTGAACTGCGTGGGAAGATAGGAGATACTGTTACCTTTGCATCAACTGCGTGAGTTGTTGCAGTAGTACCTAGATATCCTCGACCATAAGGAGCAATAGTTGCGGTGTTAGCAACACGGTCAAATGAGTCAATCCACATAAGTTCTTCATCTACTTCTAGAACACCTTTGCCTACATCTTGAGTAGAACCAAGGCTAAGAATAGTTGGGGAAGAACTCGGGGAAGTTAATGTTGTTACTGCAGCAGTCAAGTATGTGGAGCGGTCCTGCTGGTAGGTATATCCAGAGAGGTTAATTAAAACCTCATCAATCATTTCTGAAAGAGTTGTCACAGGTTAATACTCCTTAAGGCATCAGTCGGTGATAAATTTGTTGTTCCTGCAAGTTCATTGCATATTCCGCCTAAGGCTTTATAGGCTGATGGTTGGCGGTTAGCATCTGCTTTTTTATTGAGTGCAGCAATTAAAGCCAAACCTGTGGTTCCAGCATAAGCATTAGCAGCAGCAGTCGGTGCCTTATACGCTGATATGGCTGGATATGTCCCACCGTTAGCCAAGCGATTTAATTCGCTAGTGAAAGAACTACCTGCTGTGCCTGTTGCCATTACTTGCCTTTCTTCTTGGCTACTGCTGCGTTATCTACTAAATTTGGGTAAGGACGTCCCGCTGCCTTAGCCCTTTTCTTTGCTGCTGCTTTTTGTGCTGGTGTCAGTTTCTTAGAAGTTTTCTTAGGGTTCTTCTTGTCCCAGAATGCTTTCTTCACCACTTCACCTTATCTGCCCAATAGGCTGCACTCATTTTGCCTTTAGCAATATTCTTAGCGTGACGAGCCTTAAATGATTTTTGTCTTGCTGTTGGCTTTTTATCGCCAGTAACACCTTGCTGACCAAATCGAATAGTCTTTACTTGACTTCCTTCTTTAGCCACAACAACGTGTGATTTAGTCGGATGATTCGGTGTGCGTTTAGGCTTGTTGTAGCCTGATACTCCAGCCTTCTTAAGCCTTGGGTCCGCTTTGTTTGCCATACTCGCCATACTTTCCTAGAACTGTTTTGACGGTTCCATTCTTACGAAGTCTCACAACCATACCGTCCTTAATTTGGATTGGGTTAAATCCCCTGTGAACTTTGTATTTACCAGAAGACACTATTGAGCCTTCTTGATATTAGACTTCTTTCTCAAACCTCCGTGAGAAGGTTGTTCAAGTCTATCTCCAAATAATTTAAAATTACTAGCAATGCTTGGATACTTAGCCTCTAGATACTTTACATCCGCTTGAGCCTTTTTCTGCATTTCTTTTTCTGATGAAGTTACTGCCTTCTGTCCAGCCACTTCACGGGCATAGATGTAATCTTCAGGCTGAACTCCTTCAGGCTTATAGCCACTCATTCTGCGAATCTTTGCCATTATTTCTTGCCTTTCTTTTTAGCCATTCCAGCCTCAGATAAGGCAATGGCAATTGCTTGTTTGCGGTTCTTTACTACTGGAGCCTTCTTAGGACCCTTAGGATTCTTACCTGAATGTAATGTGCCAGCCTTAAACTCGCGCATTACTTTGGCAACCTTCTTTTGTTTGGCAGTCTTCTTCATTTTGTACGACGACCCTTCTTGTCATATTCTCTACCAAATAGAGCACCAATCAATTGTCCCTGTGCTTCTCTTTGTTTAGAGTTTGATTGTGCTGCTCTAGCATTTGCTCCAGGGTTAATATCTGCAGAATCATTAAATGCTTTCAGCCAGGCTCTACCAAACTCACCTGCCTCTTTACCTAGATTTTTTCCATATCTAGATAATGAACCAATACGGGTAGCCATAACTATTTCTTCTTCTTCTTTGCAGCCATCTTCTTCATACCCTTTTTCATTTCCATT